TGAAGATGCCGTTGAGTCCCTTATCCGAGTAGTTCAGGTTCTCTGAGAACACCTTAAACCCACCTGACTCGTGTGCACACTGACCGAAGAAGTGAGCAGCTTGATTGTTTGTCAGCTTGAAGTAATCTCTTGCTGCCTTATATGTGCCAGGTCCCCATTTACCGTCGGCAGTAATGCCACATTTAGTTTGGAGAGCAGCTAATGGACCAAGACCAGATACCTTTGAAGGAGCCGCCGGAGACGACTGAGGAAGCGCTTGCTTTGGCGCTGTGGCGATTGAAGGAGCCCCAGCTGCCTTTGTCGTCGATGGATCAAAGTCAGCGACCGTTGTATAGACGGTTCCGCCTGCCTTCGACTTCGTAGCGATCATACGCATCTTACGATTACCGCCAGCTTTCTTGATCGAAGCGTGAACCCATCCAGAATTCTTATCACCTTTAGTGTAAAACTCGAGAATCACTTGGTCAAATTCGAGGTTGTCTCCAATCCAATCGGCAACAACTTTGTTGTCAATGCCAGGAATTTCGAAGTCGATCGCTTGGCCATTCACGTGCTGTGATGTCTCCGAACCACCGACTGCCTTGTTCACCAACGGTGCACGATAAGACGAGTTGATTTGAACTGGTTTGCCAAAGTGATTACGAACTGGTTCGAGAATCTTTTCGCAGCAGTAACGCATGTTCTCGATATGTTCTGGAGTTGGAGTGTTACTAAGTCCAAGCTTCTTTGCAGTAGGAGAAACAATCATTTCTGCCAAAGAAAAATGTTCAGTTAATTTCATTTATTATCGCCTTTTGCTATGTACTTTATTTGGGTTTTAGAGTATAACTAATAATGCGGTCAGATACTGGAGATCCAATGAATTTTTACACAAATGTCACTCGTCACCGTAATCAAATTTTAGTACGTGGAATATCGGACGGCAAACCTGTCAAGTTTTCTGTGAAATATAAACCTTATTTATTCGTTCAGGCGAGTGCACAAACCGAACATAAGAACCTGAAGGGAGAATATGTCGGCAAGATGCAGTTCGATTCCATGTCTGAGACGAGAGAGTTTCTGCAAAGTTACGAGAACGTAGCTGGCATGAACATCTATGGCCTCTCTGATTGGCCTTACATGTATATTTATGACAAGTATAAGGGTGAGATCAAGTATGATCCCGCTCTCGTTTCAGTTTGTTCGATCGATATCGAGACCAGCATTGAAGGCGGTTTTCCTGATATCGAGAAGGCAGACAATGAAATCACGGCTATTACCATCGGCCGCAATGGTAGAAAGACTACGTTTGGTTGCGGTGAATATCAGGAGCATCAAGACAATGTACAATATTACAAATGCGCAGACGAATCTGCACTCTTACTCGCCTTTCTCGAGGTCTGGAACGGATCACGCTATTCGCCTGACGTTGTCACAGGCTGGAACATCGAGTTCTTCGATATCCCATATCTTGTCAACAGGATTCGAAAAGTTCTGGGAGATGATCACGCTGAGCGCCTCTCTCCCTGGAAAATACTTCGTGAATACAAAGTTAACAGCCGCGGAAGAGACTGCATTTGCTATGCCCCCACTGGGATCGCAGTCCTTGATTACATCCAGCTCTACAGGAAGTTTACTTACACTGAGCAGGAATCTTATCGACTTGACTACATCGCTCAAGTTGAGCTCGGCGAAGGAAAGCTTGACTATCGCGACGAAGGTTATACCGACCTCGATGACCTTCGACTAAGAAACTTTCAACTCTACATCGAATACAACGTTCGAGATGTTGAAATCGTCGAGCGTCTCGAAGATAAGCTAAAGCTGATCGAGTTGGTCTATGCTCTGGCTTATGACGCAAAAGTAAACTATGAAGATACCATGACGACCGTGAAACAATGGGACGTGATCACTCACAACTATCTTCTCGATCGAAATATCGTGGTTCCTCTTAACGATAAGAACAAGCCTGACCGAGCCTTTGTAGGCGGATACGTCAAAGATCCAAAGGTCGGCATGAGTAAATGGGTTGTGTCGTTCGATCTAAACTCCCTTTATCCTCACCTTATTATGCAGTACAACATCTCGCCCGAGACTCTTGTGACTCGCTTGAAAGATAAGGTGTCGATCGACGACCTACTTGTTGGTGGCGCTAGTCAGTTCGGTGACTATCTTGATAAAACGAACTGTACTATCGCCGCCAACCTTTGTATCTATACAAAAGATAAGCGTGGTTTCTTGCCATCGATTATGGATCGTATGTATGACGATCGTACTCGCTACAAGAAGCAGATGATCGAGGTGAAGAAAGAATACGAGAAGACGAAGGATCCGAAGCTCGTCAAAGAAATTGCACGCCTTGATAACATGCAGATGGCCAAGAAAATTCAGTTGAACTCGGCTTATGGTGCTCTTGGTAACAAGTGGTTTCGTTGGTTTGACGTGAACAATGCCGAAGCCATCACCACCTCTGGTCAGCTCAGCATTCGTTGGATCGAGAACAAGCTCAACGACTATCTCAACAAACTGTTGAAAACAGAAAACTTTGACTATGTACTGGCCTCTGATACCGACTCGGTATATGTGACTCTCGAATACCTCGTGAAGAATGTCTTCGGTGATGATGTGCCTGAAACCAAGAAGGTGATTCAGTATATCGACAAGATCTGTAAGGAACGTATCGAACCATTCATCGATCGTTCTTATCAAGAGCTTGCTGAATATATGCACGCGTATGCTCAGAAGATGCAAATGAAGCGAGAGAACATCGCCGATAAGGGTATCTGGAAAGCCAAGAAGATGTACATCTTGAATGTGTGGAACTCTGAAGGAGTTGAGTATGAGAAGCCGAAGCTGAAGATGACAGGCATCGAAGCGGTTCGATCCTCGACTCCGACCGCATGCCGCGATGCCATTAAGAAGTCTCTCGAGATTATCATGGGTGGATCTGAATCAGATCTTCAGAAGTATGTGGCCAATTTCAAGTCAGAGTTTTCCTCTCTTGGATTTGATGACGTGGCTTTCACTCGTGGTGTCAAGGATATCGAGAAATATTGGGTAGGTGGTAGGTTCCAAAGCCAGACTCCTATCCATGTTCGTGGTTCCGTGGTCTACAACGAAATGTTGAAGAAGAAGAAACTCACGAATAAATATCAATCGATTACCAGCGGTGAGAAGATTAAGTTCGCGTATCTCAAAAACCCGAACCCGACGCAAGACTATGTGATCGCATGCCCAAATGGTCTACCAAAAGAATTGAAGATGGAAACTTACATCGACTATGCGGTGCAGTTCGAGAAAGGCTATCTCAGCCCTATTGAGTCGATCACCAATACGATGGGCTGGCAAGCAGAAAAAAGAGCAACACTCGAGGATTGGTTCAACTAATGACAAAACTAGACATAGACTTAGACTTTGATTTTGGTTTCACGACTTCTTCTGAAGAAGAAATCAAACAAGAAGGTAACGACAAAGCGCAAGCAATGTACGATGCCATCATGCCTCTTCTTACCAACTTAAAGAAAGATGCAGATAAAAATCCAATTATTAACTGGCCGAACCGTGGAGAGAAGATCGATCTCTTTATTACTAAACTGAATAAGATACTTCAAAACTAGTAAAAATACTTGTGTACAAATAAAGATACATCGTTTATACTAAAGAATAAGACAAGGAGAAGTTATGTCAGATCTATTAAATAAATTGCGCAAGAATACCACAATCAAGGATTCGGATATCCTATCCGATTCCAAGTTCTTTAATGCCAAGGATATGATTGCAACGACTATTCCTGCAATCAATATTGCTTTGAGTGGTAAGATTAGCGGTGGATTCGTTCCTGGTCTGACCATTTGGGCGGGTCCATCGAAGCACTTTAAGACATCATTCAGTTTGTTGATGGCGAAGGCATACATGGATAAGTATTCAGACGCTGTCATGCTTTTCTATGACTCAGAATTTGGTACTCCTCAGTCTTACTTCGACTCGTTCGGCATCGACACGACACGAGTTCTCCATACTCCCGTCACTGACGTCGAACAGTTGAAGTTTGATATTATGCATCAGTTCGAAGAGATCAAGCGCGGCGATCATGTCATCATCGTCATCGATTCGGTCGGCAATCTTGCTTCGAAGAAAGAAGTCGAGGATGCACTCAAGCAAAACTCCGCTGCAGATATGACTAGAGCAAAGCAGCTCAAGTCTCTCTTCCGTATGGTCACGCCTCACCTCAATCTGAAGGACATTCCTCTGATCGTGGTCAATCACACATATCAGACTCAAGAGATGTACTCGAAGGCAGTCGTTTCTGGTGGTACTGGTATCTACTACTCAGCCGATAACATCTTCATTCTCGGACGTCAGCAAGAAA